CCATATGTAGGAGCACAAGCAAGTAATTGGCAGGCACAATGGAATGGTGGGGCTGGTAATAGTGTTACAATAATTGATAATGCTACTGAAGATTTTGCACAATATAGATTGAATGTTAATAGTAGCACAGGAAGTAATGCTTTTATAGAAACACATCCATCTTCTTTAATTAAAATACCTGCGGCAGTAGCTTTAGAAATATCTTGGATATTTCAAGGTCAAGATTTAAGTGCAAATCCAAGAGGTGTAGTTTATTTAACAATATCAGATGGGGTAAGTGTATATTATTGGAATGGTACAATATGGACAACAACTAGTCAATTTATGGTTGTACCAGCATATTCAGGAGCTGGTGGTGGTGATACTATAAATTCTTATAGTTTTAAGACATTAGTAACGCCATTAGCTGGTTCATTAAAGTTTAAATTTTCATTAGAAAATGGTACTGGAAGATTTGCTCAAATTAGCAATATAAAACTCGCTATCACATCTTCTATTAAAAGTCAAAGTTACTATTGTTATAAAACAGCTAATTTAGATTACGTTAAAACTATTGATATACCATATGGAGCACAAACTGCAAATGATACATATCCTAGTGAAATAGGTATGTTTGTTTTAAGTAATAATGTTTATGCAGGTGGTTGGTATGAATATGGAGTAGCAACAACTTATGGAAGTTTATTATTATTATTAATGCAGAAGTACATTAACATATATGGTAAAAATATAATAAATATTGATTGTGATTTATCTAGTTTCTCTACAGCTAATGGAATATTAAATGCCTCCAAATTATTTAAGGCGACAGATACAGATCCAAGTAGTATTAATATAGCAAGTAATTCATATATGCTAGGCAATTCTACAACTAATTATGCTGAAGACAGAACCAATGCTACTTTATTACAAATTTCAAACACTAATATTACAGCCACTTATGGCTATTTAACATCATTTAACGACCTAATTTAAACAATATGGCATCAGTAATTAATGGAACTAATATAGTTTTATATTATTTTAACCCAACTTCAAGTATTGCTGTACCTTTTGGTGCTGCAACTAGTTGCTCATTTGAAACTAGTGTAGATCAAGTTGAAGTAACTAGTCAAACATCGGCTTGGTTTAGAGAATATAAAAGTGATGTGATTACTTGGTCAGTTAACTGCGATGGCTTTGTTTCACTTAGTGATAACTATAACTACGCATATTTATTACAGTTAGTATTAGATAGGACTCCAATTACAATTAAGTTTTCTATAGATAACGATAATGGAACTGGTAGTGGTTTATTAGGTTATACTATACTTACAGGACTAGCTAACATAACCAACGTATCATTAACTGGTCCAGTAGAAAACACATCTACTTATAGCGTATCTTTACAAGGCACAGGAGGTTATTCAATAGATGGTGTAGCTGTTACACAACAAGGAATAAACATAAGTAGTCAAATAGTTAAGATGTATGATTATACAGCTACAGGAGGTGAAACAACAGTAAATCTTCCTGGTGCTATTGGATTTTCTTGTTTTAGTGTAACTAGAGGTGGTGTAGAAGTACAAGATATTAATCCTGTTACTTTAGATGCAGAAGATGTAAGATTTAACTCAACTACAGGTATTTTAACATTCGGATCGTCATTATCGGCTGGAGAACATATAAGAGCATTATTTAAATAATATGGCACAATTAGTACTTAGAAACATACTAGCTGGTTCAGGAAATGTACTTGCTGGTGGTGATAACAGTGGTAACGTTAATAAAATTACTATTGGTAGTGGTTTAACATTAACAAGTGGTGTTCTATCATCTTCTGGTGGTGGTTCAAGTTTAATCTTGACGACTATAGGAACAAGTGGTGCTGCTACTTACAGTAGTATTACAGGTGTTTTGAACATTCCTATTTACTCAGCAGCTACTGGTGTAGTATCTAGTGTTTTTGGTAGAACAGGTACCGTTATTGCTGCTAGTGGCGATTACAATACTGATTTAGTTACCGAAGGTTCTACTAATTTATACTATAGCAATGATAGAGCTAGAAGTGCTTTTAGTGCAACTACTCCTTTATCATACAATAGTACTACAGGTGTATTTACTATATCTCAAGCAAGTACATCTACTAATGGGTATTTAAGTTCTACTAATTTTAATGCTTTTAATAATAAACAAGCAGCTTTAAACGGAACAGGTTTTGTAAAAATAAGCGGAACTACTATAAGTTATGATAATAGTACTTACTTAACAACAAGTAGTGCATCAAGTACTTATTTACCATTATCAGGTGGTACATTAACAGGTTCTTTAAATGGAACAAGTGCGAGTTTTAGTGCATCAGGTCAATCTTTACAATTAACTTCAGCTTCTGATGTTTACTTAAACGTAACAAGAGGTTCTTCTATTTTAAATATAGGGATAGATGGAACAGGAAGTTTTTACAATACAAGCTCAAGTCATAGATTCTTTACTAATAGTGGAACTATTAATGCATTGACTATTGCTTCAACAGGTGCAGCTACATTTAGTTCATCAGTTACTGCATCTTCTTTAATAAAAAGTGGTGGAACATCAAGTCAATTTTTAAAGGCAGATGGTAGTACAGATTCAAGTGCATATATTACTTCTTCAGGCTCTGTTGCTTATGCAACTTCATCAGGTTCAATTAGTGGATTTAATAATCCTACTACTGCTGGAACTGCTAATACAATAGCTTATAGAGATTCTTTTGGTTATTTATATGCGATTGCTTTTTATGAATATTCGGATATAAGATTTAAAAATGTATTAGAAACTAATCCTATTATTGATGTTAATGGTATTGATGTTATTAAATTTAATAGAAAAGAAAATGCTTCAATTAGGTATGGTTATTCTGCACAACAAGTTAAAGAATTTGTACCTGAAGCAGTTAATGGTGATAATGAGTTATTAGTTAATTATAGTGATATTCATACTTTAAAAATTGCTGCTTTAGAAAGAAGAATTTTAGAACTAGAAAACAAATTTAAATGAGTTTAAATACAAATGCTTTAGTAACTTATGCTAATTTAGATTCTATTTCAGGATTAATACCAAATGGAGCATATCCTTATACTTCAGATAGAATCGCTACTGCATTAGGAGTAAAAAACTATTACTATGTACAAACTTCATATTTATCAGGATATGCTAATAATGAATGTCCTGTTTATCAAGATATTGTAGCATTGCCTTCATATTCAGTTACTATATATGCTAGGGCAAGTTATAACAGTCCAGCAGAGCCTGTTAGAATAAAATATAAAATAGGAGATAATAATTGGGTACAAAAAACAATAACAACTCTTGGTAATCCTACATATTCTAATATAGGAAGTATAACAGTTCCTGAAGGTGGTACTATTTATTTTGGTTTTCAAAATCCTTCTAATGTTAATGTACAATTTGGAGTAGGTAATGGTGGTGGGTATAGTGGTTATTGTGGTCAATCTGCCCCATATTCTACTCAATTTTATGCAAATGGTTCAATTTACTTAAATGCCAAGGTAAATACTTCACCACCTTACATTTATAGTACCTGTTAAAAAAATTGATTAAATTTGTAAAAATTATATATAATGTCTTCTTACGCTAATGCTGACTTTAAACCTGCCCAATATAACATCCAAATATGGAAAAATGACACTTGGAATAATACCTTTACTTTATTAAACGAAACTACTCCAATTAGCTTAGTAGGGGCAACTGTAAAGATTCAGATTAGAAAAAAGGCTAATTCAACAGATGCTTTAGCTACTTTAACAATAGGAAGTGGTATTACTATTTCAGGGACAAGTAGCAACGTAATAAATGTTGCTTATAATGTAGGTATAGATGCTGGATCATATGTATATGATATGGCTATTAAGTTTTCTGATGGATCTGAGAAAACTTATATATGGGGTATTTTTATAATTTATGAAGATGTGACTAAAATAAACTAACTAGAATGATAAATTTAACAGTTGTTGAGGACAATGTAACAATAACGGTGAGTGAAGTAGGCCCTACTGGTCCTGCTGGTCAAGGGGTTCCAACTGGTGGAACTACAGGTCAAGTTTTGACTAAAACAAGTGCTACTAACTATGCTACTACTTGG